TTCGCCGTCGTTGGCCTCCCCGCCCCTGACGGGACTGTTCAGCTCGTGAAAACGTCCCGAGGCATGAAGGACGGCGTATTCGGAACGTCCACGATCGGTGGTACGTACAAAGTTATCGGCGAACTGTGGAAAGTGTGGCGCCTCTGGAACGCGAACCCGGACGCCCGGAATGTGTGGAAAAATCCGATTGAAGTCGTAAAGCTGATGATCGAAGAAGTCCACGGTGACAACTCGCTCGCCGCCTATCCGATGCAGATAGCGACCCATCTGTCGGGCGCTACTCCGGAGACTGCACGCTTGGTCCTGCAACTCGGTTTGTGCGTCAAAACGGAGGAGACTCTGGCATCGACGCGCCTCGAGGACATGACCTGTATGTCTTGGCGGATGGCTAACATCGGGACAATCGCTGCTCCACAGATCATCGGGTGGAAGCCCACGGCTGAATTGCTGAAATCGTTCTTCCTTCCTGAGCGGATCGCCGACTTCGACCATATCGGCGATGCGACGCGCGACTACCTGGGCCAGATCCTGACGTGCCTGTACATCTTGGGCTATTGGAACGGCGAAGTTCGTATGTTCTGTGTTCACGCATGGCAGCTATTGTGGGCGGACACGGATGAAGAGAAGATGCTCTCTATGACTAGCATTCGCGATTTCGTCTTTAAGACAGGAATGTCGGCTGACGATCTCGAACCCGTGTCTGTGCGTTCCCCTCATCCCTATGACCCGCAGAAGATCCTGAAGCTGTGGTTGGGAGACCGCGCCCCACCTCGTCTCATGCACGAGACTGCGCCCGGCGCCCCGACGTTGACTGACGGAGGACGCATGATGGTTACGGTTGCGCGCATGCGCGAGTCTCACGGGCTCCCATTTGCGTTGACACAGCGTGACGAAGCCGTGGTTGACTACGACGACGAGGCTGCGGGTGCTTTCGGTTCTGCGTCTCATGGTACGCGGAATCCCGTAGGTATCCCTGGCGGCGCCCGACATAACGGTTATGCCCAATTGCGTTACTTGGCGGCATTGGTGCTTACGGGAGCTGGGATCGTCCACTTGTACATCCGTGCGATACAACGAATGCTGTCGTTCCTGCGCGCTCCTCGCGTCGTGGACCCGGTGACAGGAGAAACGTTCACCCCTCCGAACGAG